ATCAAAGTGAGTTGCGTTTTCGATAGGAGTGTCGTAAGCCCAAGGGTTTTTACGAGGACCACGTGGACGAATACGAAGACCTTGTGTTTTTTGTTTACCGTAATAGCTGGTTATACCATATTGTTTACGAGAACGTTTGATATAACCGTTACGACGAACGAGAATTGCTTTAAGATCGGCAATGGCCGGGTCGTCAAGAGATTTGACGGTGAAGCGATAATCTTCAGAAGAGCGATTTTTATAAGTTACATACGCCATGATATAGTTTCCTTTTCATTTGATATAATCAATATAACTGATTCTAAACCAAATGTCAATAGTTTATAATCCATTTTTTAAAATGATTACAAAATGAATCTGCATCTTGATGATATTCAAAGAAAAAAGTGTCTTCATATACGTTTGTATATTTTCTGTGAACCCACTGTTGTTTCATAAGTTGAACTTTACACCAATCTTTTGCTTGATCACGGAGATCGGAATGAATTGCAACCGGATGATTATTTTCGCCACTCATCCAACGTTGTTTATATTCTGCAATTTCAATAGGAGTCATGATAACATACGCATACAAGTTAGTATACTATTTTCTTCAAGACAGTCAGACCAAATGAAATATAGATACCATCCAAATAATCCAATTATAATTGAGGCTATCACAAGATATGTTATAATTTCAAACCAAGATTTTTCCATTTTATTTTTCCTCTACTGTATATGGACCATCTTTATTATCGTCTAAAGATGTGTTTTTCATTGCCTCGGCGTCTTTTTTGCGAGAACATACTGCTACTGTTTCTCCACGGGAATTTTTTACAACCCACATTAATACCTACCTCTCTTTTTTATTTTTTACCCCATCCAGCCATAGGACTTGTATTCAGCTACTTTTGCAATGTCTTTAACAAGTTTCTTACCAAAGTCGGTGAACAAGATACCTTGTTCCCATACGAAATGTTCAACATCTTGCATGTGATAGAAAGTCTCACAACCTGTGATCCAGCGAAGAGCATCCCAGTAGTCTCTTGCGCCCCAAACTTGAGCTTGCTCAATACGCTCTTTGAACTCAGCAACAGCTTTTTCTTCAGCAATTTTTTCATGCTTCATGTTTTCTTCAAGCTCTTTACAAAGTTTATCCCAAATAAACTGCTTGCTGTCCTCAGGGCTCTGCGTCCACTCTTCCCAAAAGTATTCGGAAGGACGGAAACCACGAGCGTCTTTGTGGAGATCGGAGATCATATCGTCAGAGTAAGTATACATAGTTTAGTTCCTTTTCATTTGATATAACTAATATATCTGATTCGCAAGTGAATGTCAATAGAAAAAAGAGAGACCAAAGCCTCTCTTTATACATTGTTATGAATGTGAAAGTTTATTCAACGATCTCCATTCCTGTAATATTATCCGTATCCCATATACCATACTTGGTATGCCAAAACCACCAAGACTGATCATGACCCATAGGACCACCATAATATTCTGAGATTTCAGCTGCAATGCTAAGTTCAGTATCAGACATAACCGCCTCAGCATTGATACGACTAATCTCATCTTGAATAATATCCATTTCCATTACTATAGACATTATGTTATTAACCCCAATCCTTTCTATCTTCTTCATTATCATAACCATAACGATAAGCCTCAACTTCACCTTCAGTCATATCAGCTTTCTCTATTCTTTCTGATGTAATAGAAGCCCCAACATAGTAATGAGGATCATATGGACGACCATAATAACGATCTGCTGATCCGCGATCTTGAGGCGAACCGTGACGAGGAATTTCATCAGTTATAATCATCCCATCCGCATAATTATTAGCTATTCTTCGCATTTCAAGCTATAAGCTCCATACCATTATGTTCTTGTTCAATAATACGAGACTCGAGAATTGTAGACTCGGCATATTTAAGCATCTCTTTCATTTCACGAATTTTATCAAGAACATCAACTTTATTTTGACCACCAGAAGTCGTAGACATTGACCAAGTATCGTACTCACGACGGAGTGCGATAGGGCCAGTGCCCCACCAACCACTTGACTCAAAGTAAATAGTTTCACCGACATTTTCACCAGTGCGACGATTCTCTTGTTGCTCGTGTATTACTTTAATAGTCATGATATTTTCCTTTTCATTTGATATAACTAGTATATCTGATTCGCGAGTTAATGTCAATAGTTTATTGCATTAATACTCTAACAACTTCACCAGCTGGGTTCAACATTGTATGAACAACCCGAGTCGTGTGTCTCTGAGTTGTCCTACATGTCCACCAAGTTTCCGCTTCTGCTTGAGTCTCAACCAAAACAGCGCTTTGTGCCAATTCCCTAGTAACAGGACACAAGGTGGTCAAAGTTGTTCTCAATTCCCAAGTCATGATTTTTCCTATGCTAAACAAAACTCTTCTTCAAATTCATCAGCTAAACGCTCAAAGCATTCGTCGATGTATTGTGAGTTGTACCAAATTCTAAGTCCCATATACATGTCGGACTCAACGAAATTCCAAAAATCAGTTGAACCAACACCAGGGCGTGTGTTGAACTCGCAATTGACCGCAAGATCAAAACATTCAATTATGTCTGCTTTGATTGCTGAACCGTCTTTAAGATGAACAATTCTTGACATTTGGTTTTTTCCTTTTTGTTTTCATTTGATATAATTAATATAACTGATTCCAAACCAAATGTCAATAGCAAAATGAAAATGTTTTATTTCTTTTTTTCATTTATTATTTCAGCTTCTCTTGCTTTCCAGGCTTGTTCAAACCCAATTTCATGAATATAATTTTCGTGATTACCCCATAGTCTTTTAAAATAAGAATGATAGATGGCTTCTATGTCTTTGTCAGACCAAGATTTATCAATAAGTTTACCTCTTATAATCCAATTAAAACGATTAGCTTCTTTACGAATAAATGGAGAACACATGAAAAGGCTCCTTATTTTAGATAACGTATTATTTATCTAATGCTTTATCTAAATAACCGTGGTTACCTTCGTGTGTTGGGGATACCCATCCTTCAGGTTTAATAAGATCAGGTAATCCAAATGGATTAGGCCTATCTGATTTAACACCGGGTTCTTTTTGCATATTTGCCATCCATACACGATTCCATGCTTCCCACGCGTCAACACCAAATACATCAAGAGTACCAATAGCAAAAACACAAAGATCAATTAGACCATCAACAATTTCTTCAGGGTCTTTATTATCTAGTGCATCATATGTTTCGTCAAGTTCTTCTTTACACATATCAAGGCGAAACTTAATATATTTTGCCATTAGATCTTTGTTGTCTTTATTTTTTAAAAACCATTCGTCTACACCAAATTTATGGTGCATATTATTAATGTCGGCAACCCAATTCTCACTCATTCACTTCTCCTTTTAAGTGTGTAATCATATCTTTAATACGCAATTTTTCTTTTTTTGCTTTTTTTACAACTTCGTCTGGTGCTTTTTCGGCTTCTAAGGCTTCAACGAGTTTATGCTGATGTGCATGTGCATCTTCAAGAAATTCCAATCTACGTTGAATGTTTGCCATATTGTTCTCCTATATAAAGAAATCCTCAAGTGTATTAACTTTAACTGCGTTCCATCCGATAGCTTCAAGAATTGATTCTATTGGACTAAGAAACACCTTCTCAAATTGTTTATCATAGTCAATGTAGTTTGTCAATCCAAATTCAGCAGGCAAAACCCCTGGGAACGAAATAATGTTTTCACGAATAGGATTTGGCATTTTTAAATAAACAAACTTAATCTTACCACCGCCTTCAATTGACTCATACCTTTTATTTAGCTCAAGTTCTTTAAGGCGATTATTATATAAGATACAACCACGAACATGCATTGGACAACCTTTCTTATAAGTATCTCCTATTTTATACTTATCAATGTTGTCTGTTCCTGAGTTACGCCCAATATCTTCAGGTGGTAGTCGGTGAAACTCTTGTCGGAAATCTTCAATAAATTTTTGTATTGCTTCTTCACCATCATTCATAATAACTTCAAACGATTTTTTAAGTCTCTCACGACATACTTCTGGTGTTGACGAACGAACGGACTCAAGACCTGTAACTGATATTTTTGGAATTTCATAGTGTACACCTTCAGAATTTAGCGTATTCATAATATAACGTTTCTTAGCAATGAATACAGATTTGTCTGTAATTTTTTCGCGTTTCATACTCATTGCTTGGCGATATGCGCCCATCTTTTTCGCTAACTCTTGATAGCCTTCATCAATGATAGGTTCAATTTTTATTTGGCAAACTTTGTCAAGAAACTCTTCTCCTTTTTTGCGATCAATATCTACAGTACCAAAAGTTGCTTTAATGATAGGAGCCATATCCACATAGATGGAGTCAGTATCAATATATACGATATAATCTTCATCTGTTTTAAGTATTTTATTCATATAATTATTAACAGATTTTTGAGCATATCGAATAGAAAGCTGACCTGATGTTGTAATTGCCTCAGCCATATCGTTAATATAATAAAGGAAATATATATTAGCCATAGCGCCATAAAGACTGTTCATACTAATCTTGATAGCCATTTGAGCATTGTGCAATTGATTTGCTTCACGTTTTAGTTTTTCTTTTTCAATAGGATCTGTTGCATTTTCAAGTTGTTGCTCAACGGTTAACATATTCTTTTTAATGATTTTACGATTACCATAATACTCGTCAATAATTTCAGGAATGATGCCACGAAACTCATTCGTAAAGCATGCACCGTTTGCGGCTACGGACATATTTGGTTTTTCACTTTGATATTTACCACTTAAAACCATATCTTGTGATACATAATCACGTTCATCCGACAAATAAGTTTCAGGAGACATATTATATTGTAGCATCAAGTGCGGATACAGAGAG